GGGGCATCAGCAGACTCCCGTCAGGCTGAGGGGTGTCCAGCGGCGGACGATGAGCTGGCCGTAGCCGCCATCGACGGTGAGGGTGTCGCCGGATTTCCATGCGGTGGAGTGGGCGTCGGCGCGGAGCACGACCACGGCCCGGTGGCCTGGCGGCCAGTTCGCCGGTACGTCCCACATCGCGGTGAGGGCGATCGGCAGGTGGTGGCGGTCCCGGCTGACGTTGTCGCCCCAGCTCGGGGCGATCCTCGTCCAGGGCCGTTCGGACACGACGGGCACGGTGCCGTCGGGCCCAGGGTCGGGGTCGCAGTCGTAGACCCACAGGTGCGCGCCGACGCCCACGGTGTAGCCGCTGTCTCCGCGGGAGACGCCGACGTCGTTGGTCACGCGCGCGCGGGCCGTGACGTCGAGGCGGTCGCCGGCGGCGACCGGGACGACGGACCTCATCACGGTCCGCCAGGTGTCCGTGGCCAGGTCGACGGGCAGTGAGGTGGCGGTGACTTCGTCTGTTTCGTAGACACCGCTCAGGACCAGGCTGGTCGCGGTCATGCTTGACTCCTCACGCGGTGTAGGTGGTCACGATGACGGCGCCGGCCGATCCGGCCGCTCCGGCCGTGGCGGACGAGGACGCGCCGTTGGAGGAGCCGGACGCTCCGCCGCCGTAGGCATGTCCGGCGGTGCCCACGCGCTGGCCGGAGGTGGAGGCGCTGGGCTGCACCGGCGTGGCCAGCGCGGAGGCGCCACCGTTGGCCTGCTTGATCGGCACAGCGGAGATCACCGCCCCGTTCCCGCCGCCTCCGCCGGGGATCCGCACGTCGCCGCCGGTGCCGCCGGTGCCGCCGCTCCCGGCGCCGGACACGTCGTTCGTGGAGGAGGCGGCCGCGCCGCTGCCGCCTGCTCCGCCGGCCGCGGTGATGGTGGCGCCGAAGCTCGAGGTGCCGCCGTTGCCGCCTGCGTTGTTGCCCGCACTCGCGGCGGTGCCGGCCGCGCCGACGGTGACGGACACGGTGGAGCCGAAGGTGGACGCCTTGTAGGTGCCGCGTGCGTACTCGCCGCCGCCGCCCGCCCCGGAGCAGGCTGCCTGCCCGGCGCTGGTGGAGGCGCAGCCGCCCGATCCGCCGCCGCCGCCGACGACTTCGACGGTGACGAGGATCGCTCCGGCCGGCTTGTTCCAGGTGCCGGAGCTGGTGAACACCTGGACGTCTTTGCCGCCGATGATGATGGCGTCGGCGCCGTCGGCGAGGGTCTGGAAGTGCTCCCACAACCGCGTGTGGTCAGTCGACTGGGGGTAGGTGATGCCCTTCGTCGTCTGGTCACTCATGACGTGCGCCTCCATCGGGCATGCAAAAGGCCCCGCGTGAGCGGGGCCTTGGGGCGGGCGGGGTCAGGGGCCAGTCGTTGCTGGCTTCGGCTTTTCTCACGAATTCCGGCGCCAATAAATCGTCAAAGTCCAGGCGGCGGACCAGGAGCCGCGCCCCGCGAGGTGGATGTAGGGCGAGTCGGAACCGATGGAGATGGCGAGGCCGCCGCGGGTGCCGTCGACCATGGCCTGGGCCCACGCGTCCGGGATGACGAACGCCGACGCCGACGCGTTGACGGCGAGGCTGGGCCCGGACGTGGTCTCGTTGAGGGTGGGCGCGCCCGAGGGCCTGGTGGACTGCGACACCAGCCGCAGGGTGGCGGTGCGGGCGGCGAAGTCGCCGCCGGCCAGCCGCTTCACCTTGAGCGTCGCCTTGGTGACGGTGGCTCCGGCGAGGCTGCGCGGCTTGCTGCCGTAGAAGGCGCAGCCCGTCATGCGGCCGAAGCTGGATCCGGAGTAGCGGCCCTGGTAGGTGTCGAAGCTGTTGACGGGGTTGCCGTCGGAGCGCCAGGAGCCGTCGCGGTAGCTGGCGGTGGCGACGGGCGTGCAGATGAGGGTGCCCGTCGTCACGGTCGGTTTGGTCGGCGGGGCGACGTCGCCGGTGTCCGGCGGGGGGTCCGTCGGCACGGCCGGGGTGGGGATGACGGTGGGGGCGGCCTGGATGATGCTGATGGCGTAGTAGACGGAGCCGCGGCGCAGGATGAGGAGCTTGTCGCCCGCGGCGACGGTCAGGGCGGACGGCACGCGTACGGCGACGGTGAGACCGGCGACGGTGGCCACGCAGGCCCCGCCCGAGGACGCGGACTGGGCGGTGCCGACGAGGGAGTCCTGCCGCGTGAGTTTCCCCTTGCGGCCGACCGCGCCCCTGCTCCAGACGAGACTCATGACGGCAGCACCCTCACCGTCAGGGACATCTCGTCAGGGCTGTAGGGCAGGGACAGCGACTCGATGACGCAGGGCGCGGCGCGCAGTCCCTGGCCGGTGACCGAGACGATGTCGCCGGTCATGAGTCCGGGGTGGGGAACCATCGTCACCCCCAGGCGGCGGCCGTTGGCGCGGCGCAGCCGCTGGAGCGTGGCCCGGGCGGCGGTGCGGCATTGGGCGACGGTGGTCAGCAGGGGCGAGGACTCGGTGTACGGGACGGGCAGGGCGTTGAACGGGCCGCCGTACAGGAACGGGCTGCCCGCTTCCTCGTCGTAGGCGACGCCCTGGATCTGGTTGCCCGCGGAGTCCTCGCCCTGGCTGACGACGACGTTGAACGCCCCTTCGCGGGTGGTGGAGCCCTGCCAGCGGATGACGGTGCCGCCGACGCCGTCGGTGAGGGTGAGGACCGGGTCACCGGTGTCGCTGAGGGGCGCCCACAGCAGCAGGGCGTCCTCGGTGACGCGGTACTCGGCGGCCCACGCGGACGCGATGTCGTTGAGGCCCTCCATGCGGTCGGAGTCCCACTGCATCGACGACGACGCGGCCCGGTCGACGAGGGCTCCGTCGAACGCGCACGTAAGGGCGGGTTCGACCAGGGCGCGCGCGGTGGAGGCGAGTGTGTCGGTCGTCGACGGCTGGAACGGGGCCACGAGCTTCGCCTCGTCGATGAGGGTGAGCAGCCCTTGCAGCTCGACGGAGACGGTGTCGCCGTCCACGTCCGAGTTCGTGATGAGGAACCAGCCCCGGTTGATCCACTCCCAGTGGCTGCCGACCTGGACGCCGTAGTCGATGCGGAGCTGCTGCCCGTAGGCGGCGAGCGGGTGCGCGGGGTCGGCGCCGGGGTCCCAGGTGACGCCGCGGTCGCGGCGCGGCACGGTCAGGCTGATGCGCTCGGGGACGCCGAGGGACCGGTCGCGGTCTTCGCTGCCGTCGGTGACCGGGATCGCGTCGGTGATGAGTTCGCCGCCGAGCCAGCATTCGGCGCGGACGTCCATGGTGAAGGACCGCTCGACGACCGCGAGCGCCTCGTCCGACATGTCCAGCACGTCAGGCCCCGAAATCGAACAGGGCGATGTCCAGCAGGTCGCCGGGCGTGAAGTCCGTCGCGATGTCCTGGAGCGAGCTGTAGTTGTCGGCGATGTCCTGGAGGGTGAAACCGGCGGCCTCCAGGACCGACGGCCACGCCTCGGTCTGCTGCACCTCCAGCGCGAACCACCGGTAGGAGTCGTACCAGTTGGGTGACTCGGTGTCGTCGGAGAGCGCGTAGTAGCCGTCGAGGCGGCTCAGCGAGTCCTGCTTGCGGAACAGCAGGACACCCTCGGTGAGATCGGCGAGGACGGCGTTGAGCGCATCGCCGTCGGCGTCGGTCTCCGTGCGCACGGTCATCGTGGTGGACGGCGCGGACCGCTTCTTGCCGACGACGACGATGCGGCCGCCGGCGTTGAACTTGGTCGCCTCGCGGGTGCGCTGCCACTCCAGCGGCGTCTCGATGCGCACCGCCGCGCCGATGCCGCGGACGGCGTCGGAGATCACGTCGGAGTCGACGGTCGACGTGATCGTGCTGGAGTAGATCGTCCACTGGAGGCCGTTGACGTCGGTGAGGACGGCCAGGTACTCGTGCGCGACCCCGAACGGCTGCTCCGCGTCGATACGGATCAGGACGTCGCTGCCGCTCACGTCGACGTCGACGGCCGCGCGCACCGGAGTGAGAGTGTCGCCCACCTGCCGGTAGAGGCTGACGCCGGTGATGTTGTCCGTCAGGAGCCCGGTCGCGGAGATCAGGTTGCGGGGCGGGAACACGGTTTGCGGGAACGCCTCCATGTCGGTGCCGGCCTCGCGCAGCCGCAGCACGCCGGCTGCGCCGGTGGACGCGGAGCTGAGCGTCGCGGCCAGGGTGGGCGCCTGGGTGCCGGAGCCGGAGGAGACCGCGCCCGTCGCGGTGACGAACCGCGAGTCGTGGCCGGCGGTGATGGCGTCGTCTGCGCGCTCGGTGATCGTGCCGAAGGTGATGCCGGACGCGGTGATCGCCTCGGCGCTGAAGCTGGCCGTGGACAGAGGGATGCCGTAACCGATCACGGCAACATCGCCTGCCGCCCAGGTCAGAGCTGTGCTGGAGGCGGCGGAGAAGCCGGTACCGGAGGAGGTGTCCTCGCCGAACGCGTACGCCCACCGCCAGCCGGTTCCGGCCGACCTCGTGAAGGAGTAGATCCGGGCGGCGATCGTCGACCCGGTGCCGCCGGTGGGGATGGACACGGTGGGCGCGGTGTCGGAGGCCACCAGCTCCCGCACGAAGAAAGTGACGCGGCGGGGCCCCGC